GCATTAGAAAGTTTTTTAAAACATACTGAAAAGAAAATAAAAGAAATGAATCTTTTTAAGTATTTAAAAAAAGAAGTCGAGACAGGTGCTAATGGCACTCAAGACTACGTGATTAAAAAAGGCGTAAATAAAGATAAACTAGCAAAAAAATAGAAAGGTTACAATGGACGAATTAAATCTAATAACTAAGATTCAAAAACACTTAAAAGAAAGTTATCAAAGTATTGGCGACACCATGGTTCAAGGTGGGGTTGACAATATGGATAAATACAAGTATCTATTAGGACAGGCTCACGCCTATGCAAAAATATCTCAGGAAATATCCATCCTGCTAAACAAAGGAGCGAAAAATGACACAGACAGAAAAATTGTCGACATCGGGGACAGAAGTACCAAAACATAAAAATGCTTTGGAAGAAAAATACGAAGAGTTAAACAAAACTCAATCTGAAAAAGCAGACCAGAGTTACGAACGTTTAAAAACAAAAGAATCTAATAAATTACCTAAACCAACCGGTTGGAGATTAGTTGTTCTGCCATTTAAATTGCCAGAAAAAACTAAAGGTGGATTATTTCTAGGACAAGACACGTTAGAGAGACAACAAGTAGGATCTACTTGCGGTTTAGTTCTTGCCATGGGTCCACATTGTTATGACAAAGATAAATTTCCTGAAGGACCTTGGTGTAAAAAAGGCGATTGGGTAATTTTTGCAAAATATGCTGGATCTAGAATTCAGATAGATGGTGGGGAAGTTAGAATGCTAAATGACGATGAAGTTTTAGCAACCATCGATAATCCCGAAGATATACTTCATCAATATTAACATAGGAGAAAACTATGCCAGACGTAGACCAAACAGTTGATATAGATACTTCAGGACCAGAGGTCGAAGTAGATTTATCAGATACACAACCAGAAACTGTAGTAGAAGAAACTACAGTAGAGGAGACAACAAATGTTGAAAACAATACTAGCGCCAATGACACAACTGAGAAATCTAATGAGTCGGTTGATGTTCAAGCTAACGATACAGAAAAGAAAGATAAAGAATTAAAAGATTACTCAGAAGGAGTAAAAAAAAGAATAGCTACATTAACTAAAAAAATGCGTGAAGCGGAACGAAGAGAAGAAGCCGCAACTATATACGCTAAAAGTGTTTTAGCTGAAAAAGAAAACTTAAACTCTAGACTTACAAAACTAGACTCGGGATTTGTATCTGAAAAAGAAAACAGAATTAAATCTGGTTTAGAAGCGTCTGTTGCTAAATTAGCAAAGGCTAGAGAAGAAGGTGATCTAAAAGCTGAAGTTGCTGCGAGTGCAGAAATTTCAAGACTTGGTTATGAAGAAGCAAGACTTGCTGATTTAAAATCAAGACAAGCTGAGTTAAAAACAACACAACAACCAGTTTATCAACCTCAACAAGAAATAGAACAACCAAGACAAGTTGATGCTAGAGCAAGAGATTGGGCTAGAAACAACGATTGGTTTAATAAAGATCCTATTATGACTGAGGGTGCTAAAGTAATACACCGACAACTAACAGAAACAGAGGGTTATGACCCTAATTCTGAACCGGAAGAGTATTATTCTGAAATAGATAGAAGAATAAGACTTGAATTTCCCCACAAGTTTGGTAGTAATACAGATACGACTACAAAAATGCCTACCCAAACTGTTGCTTCGGCAACGCGGACAAGTAGGCCGTCAAGTCGCAAAATTGTGAAACTCACACCTTCACAGGTAGCAATTGCTAGAAAATTGGGTGTGCCACTTAAAGACTATGCGGAACAATTAAAAATCACGGAAGGAGTATAAGCATATGGAAAACGAAAATAACAAAACTTCACGTGCGAGTCAGACTAGAGAAAATACAACAAGACCTAAAGTCTGGTCTCCACCATCTTTATTAGATGCACCCCCTGCACCGGCGGGTTTTATTCACAGGTGGCTTAGAGCTGAATCTTTAGGATTCGACGATTCTAAAAACGTTCAAGGTAGATTAAGATCTGGTTATGAACTTGTTAGAGCAGACGAATACGAAGGTACAGAATACGCTGTTGTGGAAGACGGTAAGTACAAGGGAGTGATCGGTCAAGGTGGCCTAGTGCTCGCTAGAGTACCTAAAGAGATTGCTCAGCAATACGCTGATTATTACGCTAAACAGGCGCGAGAAAATGAAGAAGCATTTGATCACGATCTCATGAAGGATGAGCATCCAAGTATGCCTATCAATATTGATAGACAGACTCGTGTAACTTTTGGTGGTACGAAGAAATAGTTTTCTAACAATTTCTAGATCACTGATTTAAATTAACCGTGACGAATTTTCGTCACAAATTGGAGAAAAAACTATGGCAAATAAAGACAGTGCTTTCGGATTGAGAGCAATTGGAAAAGTTGGTCAGAATAGTGATAACCAAGGTTTAAGTGAGTATGCAATTAATACTACTACTTCTACTATTTACTTCCAGGACGCTGTAACACCAGCGGCTGATGGTGGTTTAAATGTAGCGGCAGCAGGTGATTTATTGTTAGGTTCGCTTAACGGTGTTTTCTATACTGATGTAAATACACAAAAACCTACGTGGTCAAACCACTACTTAGCTGGCAATACTGCTACTGATGTAGTTGGATTTGTATCAGATGATCCTTACGAAAGATTTGAAATACAATCTGCAGGATCTGTTACTGGTGCAAATGTTTTCTTAGTTGCAGACATTTCGTATGCAGCTGGAGATTCAGCAAACTACGTATCAAAAACTGAAATATCAGGAACTATGACTTCTGGTGCTTCAGCTCAATTAAGAATTTTAGGTATCTCAAAAGATATTGATAACAATGACACAGCTTCGGCTAATGTTAATGTTGTTGTTAATATTAATGAGCATGCTCTAAATTCTGCTAACGGTATCTAATTAGAATAGGAGATAAATTATGGCGATATCAAGAGGACAACTAGTTAAAGAACTAGAGCCAGGTTTGAATGCACTATTCGGCTTGGAATACAAACGTTACGAAAACCAACATGCAGAGATATATGCAACAGAAACATCAGACAGAGCTTTTGAAGAAGAAGTTATGTTATCTGGTTTCGCGAATGCTCAAGTAAAACCTGAAGGTTCAGGTGTAACTTTTGACAATGCTCAAGAGACTTACACTGCAAGATACACTATGGAAACAGTGGCTCTAGCCTTTGCGATTACTGAGGAAGCGGTAGAAGATAACCTGTATGACAGACTGTCAAGCAGATATACAAAAGCGTTAGCTAGATCTATGGCCAACACTAAGCAAGTAAAAGCGGTTAATCCATTAGTTAATGGATTCGGTACTTTCACTTCAGGTGATGGTTCAGCTCTTTTTGCTACAAATCACCCAACAATTGCGGGTACTGTATCAAATACACTAGCGACAGCTGCTGACTTAAACGAAACTTCATTAGAGCAATCTCTTATAGACATTGCAGCGTTTACTGATGAAAGAGGTTTAAAAATCGCAGCTAAAGGAGTAAAAATGATTATTCCTTCAGCGCTTCAGTTCACAGCTGAGAGATTAATGAAATCTCAACTTAGAACGGGTACAGCGGACAATGATGTTAATGCAATCGTTTCTATGGGAATGGTTCCTCAAGGTTACAGAGTGAACAATTTCTTAACTGATCCGAATGCGTTCTTTATCATTACAGACGCTCCTAATGGAATGAAACATTTCGTTAGAACTCCGATCAAAACAGCTATGGAAGGTGACTTCGATACTGGTAACTTAAGATTCAAAGCTAGAGAAAGATACCAATTTGGTGTATCTGACTATAGAGGAATCTACGGTTCTCCAGGAGCATAATAATTAATTAAATGAGGCGGGACACAATCCCGCCTCATTTAACATATAGAAAGAAAAAATGACTAAATATAAATATATTGTAAAAATATTTACGAAATATCTTCAAACTAGTTTTGAAATTGAAAGTGAAAAAGAGATATATAATACGGAAGAGCTAAATAAACCTATTATTGACTTTCTAGGAGAATCTGATATAAAATGGGAAAAAAACGATTTGCAGTATACTAGTGCTTCAAATGGTTTTTACATAACCTATGAGGAGGTTCAAAATGGCTCAGGACAACATGGTATTGTTCGCAAAGAAACTGAAACTCGAATCTAAATGGAACGAGTTGTTTCTTGAAAACAGAGGACAAATAACACCAGAAATGTCTGTTCTAGGTGATGAGATCAAACGAGTAGTTAGATCAATCATTAGAGAACAAGAAGCAGAAGTTCTTAATAATCTTAAAGATGGTGAAATTCATCTTTACGCTGGTTAATTAGGACTTTAAAATTACAAGAAGTAGTTTTTCTCCTAGGGATTTCTTGCACTTTTTAATAATTTCATATATAAATTACAAACTATACGTAAATTAATATTCTGCATGGACGCAGTATAGTCGACGGCCTAGAGACTATGTAGAATTAACTAGGAGAATAATCATGGCAAACACTACATTTAAAGGTCCAGTAGTAGCCCTTAACGGGTTTATTGGTGGAGCAAATGTTAACCCACACACAGGCACAGATGACACTCAACAAGGTGGAAATGTAGCTTGGACTGTTGGTTCAAATACTTCAACTGTTACTATTGCATCTGGTACAAGATCAGGTGAAACTTTAAGCGCAGTTGGTAATGAAGGTCTTATGATTTATGTTTCTAATGGATACACAGGAAATTCTGTTTACGCTTTTTCTGATGGTTCAGACTGGAAACAAGTAATCACTGGTACTAACATTACAGCGAGTTAATTAATTAGTGTGGGCTTCGGCCCACGCTTAAAATTTTAAGGAGAAAAATTATGGCAGCTAAAGGTGAC